ATGATGAAAAAAAGTATTCTGACGTTTCTGTTACTCACCAGTTCTGCAGCGGCGCTGGCTGCACCGCAGGTGATTACCGTCAGTCGTTTTGAAGTGGGTAAAGACAAATGGGCGTTTAATCGCGAAGAGGTGATGCTGACTTGCAGACCGGGTAATGCTTTGTATGTCATTAACCCAAGTACCCTCGTGCAGTATCCTTTAAACGATATCGCACAAAAGGAAGTTGCCAGTGGGAAGACTAAAGCCCAACCCATTTCGGTGATTCAGATTGATGATCCTAACAATCCCGGCGAAAAAATGAGTCTGGCACCGTTTATAGAACGAGCTGAAAAACTCTGTTAATTACCTAAAATAGCCTTTTGATTTCCAATAAAAAAACCGCCTCAGTTCTTTCACCAGAACGGGCGGTTTTTAACATTTCAGCTGATGACCACCACGCTTTTTATTGACCATTTTGCACGCAAACTGGAAAACCTGGCGTCGTCATCTATTCTTAAAGGGCAAGGCAACTAAGCCTGCATTAATGCCAACTTTTAGCGCACGGCTCTCTCCCAAGAGCCATTTCCCTGGACCGAATACAGGAATCGTATTCGGTCTTTTTTTAATTGTATTTAAAATCAATTAGTTGCAAACGTCTCCCCGAAATTACTCGAAATTTACTCGAATTTCTGTATTCCGGTCTTTTTTGGTTATATCACAACCAAAACACATTTAACAATCCATTTACGTTAAAATCAGAGCAGTAAGTACGTTTTTTCTCTCTCATCAAGATACATTTTTGTTGTCTTCTCCGATGTGTGGCCAAGTAGACGTTGAGCAAATTCTTCCCCACATGTTTCTTTGTACAATCGTCCAGCCAGGCTTCTGATCTCGTGAAAAGTTGGTGGGTTTTCACTGAACTGGATACCTGTTAATTTTCTGGCTGCGACAAATTTTTTTGTCAGGCCGTCCGGGTGAATGCTGCCGTCAGGGCTGTTTTTTCTAATCCCGGCACTGATTAGAAAATCTCCCCGGCTTACCAGGCGGCACCGTTCAACTACTGTACCAAGACGTAAACCAGCGACCGGAAGGCTGAGTGACAGGGGGATAGCAATCATCATTCCTGTCTTAATTTGCCTGATGTGAAGACGATCATCATAAATATCACTGAACCGCATATTCGTTATGTCTTCGCGACGTTGTCCTGTTACAAGGGCTAAGTCCATAGCTAATGGGAACCATGCCGGAAGTTGATCTGCTGCCTCCCTGATGCAGTTGTATGTCTTTAGTTTCAGCCGTTCTCTTGTAACTACTATTTTCGGTGCTCTTGTTGGCGTTACTGGATTTTGAGATATACGCCCTTCAACAATGGCTTCGCGGAACATATCAGATAACACAGAACGCATTGATCCTGCCATCGTGTTTTTCCCTCCTTCAATCCACAAATCAAGAAACTCGGCAATATGGCGAGTGGTTATTTCTGTCAGTAAGATCCCTCCTAATTTTTCTTTTATTGTTTCCAGTTGATTTCCCCGAATTTTATAAGTATTTCTGGACACTTTTCTCCTTATAAGAATCGTTTTGTAACGTTCAATCCAGTCTGCCATAGTAAATGAGTCGAACCCTTTAAGTTTTTCAATTAAGGCAGCAGGAGAGTAGTTTTTGTATATATAATGATTTGCTTCAATTGCCTGCGCGATTGCATCTCTTCTTGAAATTTTACCTAGTGTAAATTCTTCTTTCGTAAGAGGGTTGCGCCAGTAATATGCTTTGTCCCTCCTTCGATATGTTAAGTTCCTAGGCAAATTGGGATCGTATTTTTTCCGCTGCATGTTTTAACTTCTCCAGTAACGGACTGTCTCTCCCTTGTCGCCCATTAGGCTGATGGTGTGTTATATCGGTATCAACCTTATTTGGGTTGATATAGAAAGCCTCCGGAACCACCCTGTAACTCCTCCCGTGTAGTTCAGGTGCAGGATAAATGTTTCCATTCCTTGCCCATCGTCTCAGCGTTGATATTGATGGTGGGTTATCCGGATATCTGAGTTTTCCCCACGTTTTGAGTGTCACAAGATTCATTGCCATACCTCTTACGATATGACCGCCAGTAAATATACAGAATACTGGCGGACGTGATTGATTTTTAATAATCAGCTATGAAGTTATAATTTGGATATAATGCAACTCACGAGGGCCGAAGTTTCTCGCAATTAAAATTTATCAGCTTTACTTTCTGCTCTCTGGAAACGCCTGCTTCTTTTTTCCCCGAGAGCATTTTTTCGCATTCTGATTTAGTTAGTTTAGATTTTGAATATCTTGTCCAGTTAGTAGGAGTGCCACCTTCCTTTTCAATAGTGGCGGTAATTTTATACATGAACACCTCCATTATTATTTCCAGTGGTTCGTTTATTCCATCGTTCGAGTGCTTCTTTTTCACTTCCACCATAGCCGGTTCGGGATTCGCATCCGTTACACTTCGCGCGGTAATATCCTGAAATGGCTTTCACCGTTACTGATGGACAACCACAAAAAGGGCATGGTTTGACTTTTTCATACCGCATTGTCTTTTCTCTCATATAATAAAGTTTTGTGATGGCGGTGAGGCTACACCGCCAAAGTCAATATCAGGAGCCGATATATTCTGGTTTCATATCTGTCAGTGTCGTTTTATACGCCTCATATAATTCACCCAGATGTGGTCGTGCAGCATTCAGCGTATTTTCCAGAGCAGTAAATTTTTGTTCTGCTTCTGGATCACCTGATGAAGGCAGGTCATTTATCATCTTCTCGATACTGGCAATAGCATTGAGACGGTGATGACGCCGAACCACTTTTCCTTTAAGCTCGGCAAAGAATTCGCCGATCTGGTTTTTCTGATCCTCTATCTCTTGGCGTAATGCAGTGGTTTCCTCAGTCGTGGCCGCGCTTTCTATACGCTGCCGGAATTCATCAATCCACGCTTCGTCAATACGCTGTTCGATGGTTTCTGTTCGCTGCTCGCTTACCTCGCTATAATTCTGTACCGACACAGGATTGATGATTTTTTCCTGTGGCTCTTCCAGTTCGTCCGGGGTATACACGCCCAGGATGACGTCAGGACAATAAAGGCGAGCCCAGTATTTCAACGCCAGATAGGCGAGCTGTTGTTTCGGGTTTGAGGTCCATAAAGGAGAATTACGCGTAATCACGCTGGAAAGAAACACCGGTTCTCCCCAGGTAATCTCACTTTCACCGCGAAGAACTGCACCAACTCGAACTGAGAGACCATACTCATCTTCACTGGTCCAACATGGGATCGTTTCTTTTTTCTCATAGATTCCGCCTCCTTTGGCCGTTTTCTTAACGATCTCCACTCGGGTGCGAGAGCATTTCTCCCAGTCTCCCTCGTACTTGTAATGGAAGCGACCTACAATTGCACTTGAGCTAGAGATCACAGCGTTAACCAGTTGTGCTTCATAACCCAGAACTCCGTTTACCAGGTGTGTTTTCTGAGCCACAGCGTAGGGGTTCATGCCCCATTGCATAGCTTGCATGATGATTGCCATGCAGTCGGCAGGATTTCCGCGAAGGTGATCGGGAACTGTGACGGTGGCCTGTGCCATCAACCCGGCTACTGCCTGAAGTTGCGTCAACGCCTGAACGTTAAAAATAGTGTTACTGGCAGAAATGGTATTTGGTGTCTGCTCTGTCGTGATGATATTGGTATTTTGCATGGTCAGGTTCTCCATTAAGCCAGATGCAGTGCTTCAAGACGACGAAGATCAAAGTCGTTTAATTCGTCGGTATAACTTTCGGTAATCGGTGCTGGCCAGTTGTTTGTCTCCAGGGCTTCGTTTATCTGGCGTAGCGTCCGGCGATATTCCTGTCGACCAAGTTCAAGGAGTTCCTGCGAGGCTTCCACGACTGCCACCCAGTGATAGCCAGCATCTTTGTTGACGAAGATCCAGAAAAATTTGTCCAGGTTTGCCACATCGCAATACATTGCGGCGCTGAGGTGATAATCACGCTCAATAATTTCACGGTGCAGGCGATCTTTAAGTCGTTCCTGCCGCACATAACCGAGGCTGACTGACTTCACGTCAGCGCAAATGCTTTCGTATGGCAGCCGGATTTCGATATCAGGACGGACCCTGATTTCCAGCCCGGTTTCTTCATCAAACCCGAAATAGCTGATTTCAGATTTGCGATCCGGGTGGTTGAGTAGCCTTGCTGCATCGGTATTGTTTTGCAGTGCCGCGTGAATATTTTTTGCCTGTTCATACATATCCGGACTGATAAACGTTTTCCCGGCGTTTTCTTCTTGCTGGCGTTTTTGCCAGTCCTCCAGTGTCACCAGTTCCGGGCGAATTTTCCGTGCGATTTCGGTTAATTGCTCTTTTGTGCCACTGATGTTGTAAGGCAAAGATTTAGCACGTTCTTTTTTTGCCAGTTCTGGATCTACAGTTTCAATTTGATCCAGAAGCTGCTCCCGTGCTCCACTGGTTTTCAACAGAGGAGGGAGGCTTGCGTTGTATTCTTTAATACAGGCTTTCATTGCTGATGCTGTGTGTTTTTCCCCCTCAGGAATACGCCGAAATTCCACCGGAAGCGAACCGTAAAGGATGCCTGTTTCTTCGGCCCCAGCACTTACAGACAGTGGCTGTATAAGAGTGCTGTTGTAGCTTTCGATCCACTCTTTCATCTGCTCTGGTGTCATCAGTGCTGGCAGACTGGCATTGTGTTTTTTAATGATGGCGATCAGTTCGTTAGAAGTAGTAACCACATATTCAGGAACCGGTACCGGAATGGCATATTCATCTGCGAATTTATCCGTTTCCAGAACATAGCTGTGAATGATCCGCCCACGCAGCAGTGCGTCACTTTCCTCGTTCGGAATAGTTCCGGCAATGTGCCGCCCGTGGTAATACATCAGGCTGATACGGGCATCCTTCAGCATCGTGCTGCTTATTCCGTTGGCGGAGTGATAAACCTCGTTCGGGAGGTTTTCATAGCGGCCTGGCTCGAAATATGACGGCCACATGATTTCAGTTGCTACAGGAGCTGACGCTTCGCCAGTTTCATCACTGCAATTGCGATGCGGATCGCTGTCAGCATTCTCATTGTGCTGATGTTCAGCGCCTTCCATTTCCTCCGGATCTTTTTCCAGAGATTCATCCAGATTTTCTTCATTAAATGTTTCCTGATACGTTGCGTCGCCCATCGCCGCGCCACAATCAGGGCAGTTGCCCCCACCGATCTGACCGCAGGCGGTGCAGACTTTTTCCGGTTCTTGTTGCTCTTCTGGTTCAGGCTGTTTCGTTTCTGGCTCGTTTTGTTGCGTATTTGGGCTGTTTTGTTCCGCTTTCTTGTCGTTCTGTTCCGTTTCTTGCTGGTTCTGGTTCACAGAGTCGAGGGTTTCAATCCCCTTAACCCATTTCGGATCGTTCGGGTCGCTAATCCCTTCAACAAATTCTCCGCGAGAGGCAGCCAGTAATTTGTCTGCATCGACAGGATTTTTGGGCGGAATGTTTTTCCGGGCTTCATGGAGTTCTGCCCGCAGTTTCTGATATTTCGCATCAACAGAATTTACCTGTGACTGAGCATCCAGCGGCTGCGTGTTCTGATGATGTTCAGTTGCATTCGGTTCCACTGTTTCAGCCGTTGCCTGTTCATCTGCCATTGCGCCAGATGGTTGTGGTTTTTCTTCATCGTCCTGTTTTCCTTCTTCTGTTACTCGCTGCGGCATCGGGGCAGAGGAGCGACCGCAGGCAATATCCACGATTTCCGGATCAGGGTTGGCATGATCGGTTTCAGTCAGTACTTTGTTCAGATATTCAGTGACGTGTGCGGGGATGACCTCGATCCCAATTGGTGCTTCTTTCACGGACGCAACCACGATGGCGCGGGAATAATCCAGCCCGCCAGGCATGGTGATGAATTTGTCGCGGAAAACAGAAAAGGGTGGTTTATTTTCAGCGATAATTTCCTCAATGCGTTTAGCGTGTGCCGGATGAAGGTTATAAATGTCCACGTCCATTGAACGGGCCAGTACGCCAGTGGCTACATCGCGTGCCAGTGACGTCAGATCGTGGACGAAACCTTCGCCGCGATCGGTGAGGTTCCCGCCGCCAGCATTAGCACCGGAAGCCGTGCGAGTGATGCGTGAAACACGATTTCCTTTCATCCACTCTTTTGTCAGCAGACCGCGATCGGTGTAGTCTGCGTCCAGGTATGCTTCGAAAAAAGCAGTCATCAGCCCCAGACTTGAATTGCCTGGATTAGGGAAAACTTTGTCAGTATCACGAACCAGTCTGTGAAGATCGCGAATCTCCAGCGGGTCGAGCAGGCTGGTTTTGTGGGAAACAGCTAGGGCAGTAACAGCTGGTAGTTCTTCGGCCCGTGCAATATGTAATGTCTGGAGTTCGTCGCGTGAAACGTGCGTTACCGGTTTTTCGCTGCCGTGTTGAGCAAGCCAGCGAATGGGCAGCTCTTGGCCAGAAATCGGGAGTAGCATATTCTCCTCAATCTCAGTCATGTCTTCGCCATTAACATTGGTATTGTCAGTGCTGTCTGGTTTGTACTGCGCAGAGGATGAGGGCGCGATAAATACCATTGTGATGCCATCTTCCCCGCCTTTTTCGTAACGGTTGCAGAATTCCGTATCAAATACGCCTTCTGGTGGAAGGTCATCAACAACGGGCAAATTGACGCGAACAGGTTTTTTAAAGTCATCTTCATCGTAGCCAGCATCGTCAATCGCAACAGCACCACGGGAGATGGCAATGGATAATTTTTTCGCTTCAGCCCAGTAGAAACCGCCTTTAATACCGAGACGTTTTCTTACTTTGTCATTTTTTGCTTCGTAATACAGTGGGTAAACTTGTTTATCGGTGCTCATTGTTTTTTAACCTCAACTCAGATTAAAATTACTGCGAGTGATGAATAAATGTCCCTGGTTCTTCACTCAGGCCTGCACAGTGTGCAGGCTTTCTTTTTTTCAGATTTCACCTTTTAATTTCATTGCAATCAGAGTTGCCAGAAATTCGGCTTTTTTTTCTGCGGGCAGATTCTTTCCTATGTGCACCAGACACATTTTTTTAACACCATCGTTAAGTGTTTTAACGTTGCCTGATGGACCGTCGATATCAACCACAGTGAATGGGGTTTCTTTATTTTCTGTCTTAATCACGTAGCCAATACGCTTTCCTTCCAGGCTGACTTCGTGAACAATGTCATCGGTAGTTACAACAGTGGCTTCATAACTGGTAATCATGTTTTTCTCCTTAATTAAGGTTGAGCGAATCTCTGCCATTTCTGGCATAAATTCAGTTTCGAATAGTCAATTAATTAAAGTTCGTGTGCCATCTGGTCTTTTTCGGCACAGATTTCACTACAATATTTTTTCATTTCCGTCGTTGGTATAACTCCACGCATGAAATGAAGTGGTCTTGTAATGATTTTGCTTTCTTCAATTTCTTTATTGCAAAGGTGATAAGCACATTTTATTTTCTTAGTCATCACCATGACTCCGCCTTTACAGGTAAACCATCACGACCGAGGAAGACTTTAATCATGCGGTCAGTAATGCATGTTTTTGTGGTCAGGTTACGAATATAAAGTTTTCGCTTTTTAATATTGTTTGCCGAGGCGATATATGTCCGACCTTCATGAAGAACATAATCGCCAGGAGTCACACACTGACGTGGTATTTCATCAGTTCCGAAGTGATGAGCAATCATAATTATCTCCATTTTTACAAATGAATTTTGTCGATGCGGTGCCTGGTGCCTCCAGGTGACGTTAACCAGTTAACAATTAACGCCGGATATTTCACCCATAACTCTGCTACGAAGGACAATAGCTTTTTAACTGTTCCGCGTGCGCTTAGCCGCATTCACCGCATCACAAAATTCACTTTAAAAAGGGGCGGCAGGGCAGCCACGGAGTAGAACTGATGCCGCCAAAGACTACACACAGCAATGTCGTTATTTACAACCGGAGGCGCACTCCCACCATTTAAATTTAACAGACAAAACCGACTCTTTATGAATACCGGAAATGCGCCTTCGTGTTGTGCGCCTGTCTTTTTACCACTTCAGGCTCGGTGGTATACTGGAGTTCTCACACAACCAGTAATAAGGTATTCCTATGGATAATAAAGACAAAGCCTGTCTACTTGCTTTAGCTTTCAGCATCAGATCGCAGCGAGAAACAACTCATCAATAATTTTTCTCGGAAATCGAGAATGCTGAGAATGAGTTTTTGTCACTACTCAATGAACGTGATGCTAAAAAAAGCGCCGATTCACTTAAGGCTTGGGCGAAACTAGGCTCTTCAAAATAATTGCTTCTGTAGCGGCATGAACAACTGTTTTTGCCGCCTCTTCAACTTCCTTGTCTGGACGACCAGCCTTTACTTTTTCTGCAATGACCTCCAGCACAGTTGGAAGAACCTTGCTAATAAGCATGGCTGCCACATCTTTGCTGCACAATTGACCGTTAATAACAACCAGATCTTCACCAACCATCTTTTTTCCCCTTAACGCCGGGTGGCGGAACGTTTTATCTACTGCGCTTTGTATCAATCAACAACTGCCGTCATGTTCGTATGCCTCAGGCTGGCTACTTAGCCCTATTCAGTGGCTGGATAACTCGAGGTATTGTCCTGCCGTTCTCTGGTGGGGCGTTGTTTGGATATGGCAAATGCTCACATATCGTGAGTGTTTTGTCAACTCAATATGTGAACAATGTTGCTTTTGGATTTTTGATGGACAAAAAAAAGCCCTCGCTAATAGCGAGAGCTTTTTGATTGGAATCGAGGGAGATTAAAGGCTTAGGAGGATTTTTTCTGTTGCCTGCTTCTTAGATATTTTTCCACATACTCATCAAGCTCTTGAAGACGGATTTCGAACAGATCAATCATGCGTGCTTGTTCCGATCCTGGGAGCTGATTAAACAGTTCTAGCATTTTTTTCTGGTTATCATTTAACCACGAGTAAGTGTTTTCCTGTTCACCGAACATTAATTCTGCGGGGGAAATGCCTAGTACCTGGCCGAGGATGATCGCATCCTCAGCCCCCACACTCCTGGTGCCAGCTTCGTAGTTAGCAATACGAGAAGAACCTGACCAACCACATAGTTTTGCCAGGTTTCCCATACTTAATCCTCGATTTAGGCGAGTGGCTTTTAGTCGCTCGCCTATTTGTTCTGCAATGGTTTTCATAGCTCCGATTTTATCACGATGTGTGAAATTAGCGGTACTCACATATCTGTAGTTGATCTTGCTCACGAAATGTGAATAATAGAAACAGGAGGTAATGATGAACAAAATTTCAACATATCGAAAACAGCTTGGGCTGTCTCAAAGACAACTTGCTGTTCAGTTAGGGTGGATACAAAGCCGACTGGCAAATTACGAAGCAAATTTTCGTACCCCTGGGCTAGAGGAGTGCAGAAAAATTGTTTCTACCCTTAATCGGCTTGGCGCTCATTGTGGACTTGACGATGTATTCCCCCCAGACGGTAAGCATAGCGAAAACAGCATAGGAGCGGTTGATTCATGAAAATCAGGCATGAGCATATCGAATCAGTGTTGTTGGCCCTGGCAGCCGAAAAAGGGCAGGCGTGGGTCGCTAACGCAATTACTGAAGAATATCTGCGCCAGGGGGGCGGCGAATTGCCCCTTGTACCAGGCAAGGACTGGAACAATCAGCAGAATATCTATCACCGTTGGTTGAAAGGTGAAACGAAAGCGCAAAGGGAAAAAATTCAGAAACTGATCCCTGCGGTTCTGGCAATTCTTCCGCGCGAGCTGCGTCACCGACTCTGCATCTTCGATACCCTGGAACGCCGTGCATTACTGGCGGCGCAGGAAGCGTTGAGTACGGCAATTGATGCGCATGATGATGCAGTCCAGGCCGTTTACCGGAAAGCACATTTCAGCGGTGGTGGGTCGCCCGGCGATTCTGTCGTAGTGCATTGATTGAAATTAATCGTGCCGGATTGTTTTGTTCGGTATCAGTTAAATGTAACGCTGCGAGCGTTACAAGGTGAAAACAAATGGCTTCAAACTGGATAAAGCTCGAGGTTATTACGCCGGATAAGCCGGAAATATTCAGGCTTGCTGAGATTCTGAATATTGATCCAGATGCCGCATTAGGGAAGGTTATTCGCTTCTGGGCATGGGCGGATCAACAAATGATAGACGGTAATGCAGATTGTAACGCTCGCGGCGTTACAAAAAGTGCAATAGATCGCATCACTTTTATGGCTGGTTTTGCTGATGCGTTAATTCAGGTTGGATGGCTGGTCGAAAATGACGGTGGGCTTTCTCTACCTAACTTTGAACGTCATAACGGAAAAAGCTCTAAAAAACGGGCGGTTACAAACGAGCGAGTTACAAAAATACGCGAACTGAAACGAAAAGGTAACGCTGGCAGCGTTACACAAACGGATCAAAAAGCGTTACCAGAGGAAGAGGAAGAGGAAGAGGAAGATCTAAATACTGATCTAACCCATCCCAAACCCTTCCCTTCCGGAAGGGAGTTTCGGGATTTTGTGGCTGGAGTGCTTGAGGGGAGATTATCTGGCGGTACTGCAGCGGAATTTTGTAATTCTGCGGTGGTGGCGTTGCAGGCCGCTGGCCTGGATGTCTGTCGTGAGTATCCGGTACCAGAGCGTGGAGACGGTTGCGGAGGTCGGATTGATATCGTCGTGACTGACAGGAACGGTGTCCGGTGTGGGATCGAACTTGACCGAAATTCTCCACGACAAAAATCACTGCTCAAAATCGGCGCTGTTGAAACCGGGATATGTGTCTTGCGGCGCAGTGATATCGCAAGGCACACCGAGCAGGGAATTCTGGTTATCGGTGGGGCTGTTCGCCAGAAAAAATTTGACCCGTTGTCAGTTGATCTGCCCGACTGGTTGCCAGAAACACTCTGGCATGAGTGGGTCCAGTTCAGGCAGGCATTGCGAAAACCGATTCGAACGGAGCAGGGCGCTAACGGGGCGATACGGGAACTGGAAAAATTCCGTCAGCAGGGGTTTACACCTGAGCAGGTGATTCGACACAGCATCGCCAATGAATACCAGGGCCTGTTCGCGCCGAAAGGTGTTCGGCCTGAGACGTTGCTCCGACAGGTTAACACCGTCTCGTTGCCGGACAGTGCGATCCCGCCAGGCTTCAGGGGGTAACAGACCATGAAAAATATTGCGACAGGAGGCGTTCTGGAGCGTATCCGCAGACTGACCCCACCACATGTAACCGCCCCATTCAGAACGGTTGCGGAGTGGCGCGAGTGGCAACTTGCTGAAGGGCAGAAACGTTGCGAGGAGATCAACCGCTTGAATCGTCAGTTGCGGGTGGAAAAAATCCTGAATCGCTCTGGCATCCAGCCGTTGCACCGCAAATGTTCGTTTGCGAATTACCAGGTGCAGAACGACGGCCAGCGATACGCGTTAAGCCAAGCGAAATCCATCGCCGATGAACTGATGACCGGGTGTACAAATTTTGCGTTCAGCGGAAAACCTGGTACCGGGAAGAACCATTTAGCGGCAGCTATCGGGAATCGCCTGCTGAAAGACGGTCAGACAGTGATTGTGGTTACCGTGGCTGATGTTATGAGTGCCCTGCATGCCAGCTATGACGACGGGCAGTCAGGCGAAAAATTTTTGCGGGAACTGTGCGAAGTGGATCTGCTGGTTCTTGATGAAATTGGCATTCAGCGCGAGACGAAAAACGAGCAGGTGGTACTGCACCAGATTGTTGATCGCCGGACAGCGTCGATGCGCAGCGTGGGAATGCTGACAAACCTGAACTATGAGGCCATGAAAACATTGCTCGGCGAGCGGATTATGGATCGCATGACCATGAACGGCGGACGCTGGGTGAATTTTAACTGGGAGAGCTGGCGTCCGAATGTCGTCCAGCCAGGAATTGCGAAGTAATTTTTACCGGGAGAAAAATTTAATGGAGACTGTTTTTGACGCACTGAAAGCAATGGGAAAAGCCACATCCTTAGAACTTGCTGCGCGACTTGGTATCAGTCGTGAAGAAGTGCTGAACGAACTATGGGAACTGAAAAAAGCTGGTTTCGTTGATAAAAGCGCGTACACCTGGCGTGTGGCTGATAACAACGTTCAGCAGGAACAGCCAGCGCCGGAAGAACAGCCGGAAGAAACCACCACGGCAACAGTAGCGAAAATCTCAGAGTGCGATTTAACCGCGACGATTGAACAACGCGGACCACAAACGGCGGATGAGCTGGCTGCGTTGTTCGGTACCACATCACGCAAAGTAGCTTCAACGCTGGCAATGGCAATCAGCAAGGGGCGTCTGATTCGCGTAAATCAGAACGGTAAATTTCGTTACTGCATACCGGGCGATAATTTACCAGCAGAGCCGAAAGCTGCATCGGTAACGGAAACTGATGGTAAGGCCTTTCCTCAGCCCGCAGGTGTTGCGTTACCAGTACAGGAAGCGGCAACACAGGAAGATATTAAAACAGAAACTGTGGCGGACATTGTGCAGTCGCTGCCATCGTTCACCGAAACGCGAGCGGATGACCTGATTTTACCATCGCTGCATATGGCAAACCGCGAACTGCGTCGGGCGAAAAGTCATGTCCAGAAGTGGGCGCGAGTCTGCGCCGCGCTGCGGGAGCTGAACAAGCACCGGGATATTGTTCGACAGATTACTGATTCTTCCCGCCGTGTTGTATCGGAAAAGTGATTGCCGGAGGCACTTATGGCAAAAGTATTTACACAAGAAGAGCGGGAAAAAATTAAAGGGCAGGTTGTTGAGCTAGTACGCCGGAGTGGGCGCGAGACGTTACGGCAACTGGAAGCCAAGACAGGTGCGACAAGATATCTGATGAGCGTTCTCGCCAGAGAGCTTGTTGCCAGTGGCGATGTATACAACTCTGGTTACGGGTTATTTCCGTCTGAACAGGCCCGTAAGGACTGGCAAAACGCCCGCAAAAAACTCTCCAGGGCAAAGGTGAAAAAAACGGTTGTGGTTGATCCTGACCTTATCTGGTCATTACCAGACGGAGAAATACGCCGCTACGACAGGCGCCTGAATATAATCTGTCGCGAGTGCCGGAAGAGCGAAGCTATGCAGCGTGTACTGGCTTTCTATCAGGGTAATTTTCAGGAGGTAGCGCAGTGAGTGCACCGGCAACCATTCTTGATATGTGCTGTGGCAGTCGCATGTTCTGGTTCGATAAGAATGACGACCGGGCGATATTTAGCGATATCAGAAAGGAAGAGCACACATTGTGTGATGGACGACGCTTGATTATCAGTCCTGATCTGATAGCTGATTTTCGTGCACTACCATTTGCAGACGCATCTTTTTCGATGGTTATATTCGACCCTCCGCATCTTGAGCGTGTTGGTGATAACGCCTGGATGGGAAAGAAATATGGACGGCTGAATAAAGATACCTGGCGTGATGATTTGCGGCAGGGATTTAAAGAAGCCTTTCGTGTGTTGCGTCCATCCGGCGTTCTGATTTTTAAATGGAATGAAACGCAAATACCTGTTCGCCAGATATTGATACTGACCGACAGAAAACCTGTTATCGGTCAACGAACAGGAAAAAACGATAAAACCCACTGGATTATTTTTATGAAATAGGCATCCAGTGAGTAGGTTCGTAAGGTTACAGATACGTATATCTGAATAATTAAATTTAGTTCTGTAAATAAAATTTAATCCTTAATCGGAGGGATTTCTGCACCCTCAAATCATCAGGAGGCCGCCCGAAAGGGCGGTAGTGAAAAATGACTGAATTAACCAAAGAGCAATTAATCGAAGAGGCCAAATTAAAAATAGCGATTGCGAAATGCCACCCCAATTCAGGGTTGGCACGAGTAGAGGGTGAGTTATTCAAAATTGCTCTGGCATCACTGGAGCAGAATGCACTATCGGGCAACTCTCCGCTTATTCCTGGTGAAGTGTTGTCCGCAATCCGGGAGGTTGCCAGGATTCGCGCCGATTTCGATGATTTTGACGGTGACAGGCGAGGTATCGGTGATTGTCTGGATGAGGCCGAGCAA